TACAGTTAGGTTTTTACAAACTTGGTTTAGAGCAAACCTTTAACATAAGTGTTAACTGGGGTAACTATTACATGTCTCGTGCTAGTAATACTGTAGAAATGGTTGACTTATCAGGATATACATACGATAAAATGGAGTTCCTGATTAAAGGTTTTGACAAGGCTAGGAAGGCAGGTATATTCTTGCCCAACACAAACTCTTGTCAGTACATGTGCGGACTCACCGCTCATTGTCAATTCTCTGTAAAGAAAGAAGGATAAATGGCAGAAGATTGGAAGTTACAAGTATCATATAAAACTCCTGGTGGAGATATGATTAACGTCAGAGCAAATACTGCTGATGAACTAAGCGTTTTACTAGAGGGCATAGGGGATTACTCAACTCAAATTGCCGCCGTTGGAAAGTTGGTGGTGGGAGCGAGTAATGCCACCCCTTTATCGACGCCCAGTACCACTCCAAGCATAAAGCCTCCGCAGTCCTCAGTTCCACCCCAGGCATCGGCTCCATCCGCTACCTCAGCGGGGCCGACATGTCAGCACGGGGCGAGGAAGTACAAGTCGGGAATCTCCAGCAAGACGGGAAATCCTTACGCAATGTGGGTGTGTCCAATGCCTCAAGGGGCGGACCAATGCAAGCCAGTGAATTAACAGCAGAACAATTTCCGTTTTAACAATTAGGTAGGGGCTTATAAATGCGTACACTAGTTAGGTCAATAGGTAAAGCATCTATTGGGGGGGAACCCCTACCTTCTTGTTTTAAAGCGTTTGAAGCGTCCAAAATTATAATACGGCGTTCAGAAGTTTCTATGTTTGCTGGTGCTCCTGGTGCAGGTAAATCAACACTTGCACTAGCACTAGCATTAAAAACTAATGTTCCGACTCTTTACATATCCGCTGATACCAATGCTCACACTATGGCTATGCGCCTAGCGTCAATGATATCAGGTAAGAGTCAAACAGATGTTGAGCATAAACTTAATACTGATGTTGGATGGACTAAAGCAGTCCTACAAAAAGGCAGTCATATAGTTTGGTCGTTTGAATCATCACCAACCCTGCAAGATATTGACGAAGAAGTACAAGCGTTTGAAGAGTTGTGGGGTTGTCCACCAACTTTAATAGTTTTAGATAACTTAATGGATGTAGCCACCGATGGTGGTGAAGAGTTCGCATCAATGCGGGCAATTATGAAGGAGTTAAAGTATCTTGCTAGAGCGACTAACTCGGCGATTGTTGTATTACATCACACTTCGGAGGCTGTACTTGGCTCACCTTGTCAACCAAGAAGTGCAATTCAAGGGAAGGTTTCCCAACTCCCTGCTCTCATCTGTACACTTGGCACTGTTGGCACATCAATGGGCGTGGCGTCAGTCAAGAACAGATATGGTAGAGCGGATGCTGGAGGAACACTTCTGACTTGGTTAGCATTCAATCCTGAATACATGTATGTAGAAGATATACCTGAGAATTCATGACAACTAGAAAAAGCCATAAGGCTAGAGGAGCAAACTTTGAAACCGACTTACGAGATTATTTTAGACGAATTGGATATGATAGTGAGAGACTTGCAAGAACAGGTGCAAGAGATGAAGGCGACGTTGTTGTCAGAGCGGACTTCTTTAACTGCGTTGGAGTCATCGAAGCCAAGGCTCCCGGTCAATCAGGTCGCATTGACTTATCTGGCTGGACCAAAGAGGCTCAAATTGAAGCAAAGCATTATGCGGAAGCAAGAGGCATTAAGAGAGAAGCCGTCCTTCCTGCGGTTATTATCAAAGCAAGAGGAAAAACAATAGCAGATTCCTACTTAGTATTGAGGTTAGGCGATGTCTTTAGTTGATGATTTACCAGATATAGTTGCGGTATTAAAACATTATGGTGCTAATTTTTCTAGAACAACTGGACAAGTTAACATCAAGTGTCCATTCCACGACGATACACACAGTTCGGCAAGTTTTAACACGAAGGAAAACATATTTAATTGTTTTGCTTGTGGCATGAATGGTAATAGTTTACAGATTATAGCAAAGCAAGAAAGGGTTGATATTCGTGAAGCAAAATCATTTGCAGAGGGAATTATTGGATTTGGCGACAACCAAATACGCAGCAAACATCTTTCAGGCGGAAGATTACCTCGCAAGCAGGGGAATAACAAGGGAAGCAGCACGTCTGGCTCGATTAGGCGTAGTAGGGGAGCCTGATGTTGGACATGAACAATTCCAAGGAAGATTATCCATACCGTATATTACCAAGACTGGCGTTGTCGATTTGCGTTTTCGCAGTCTTAATCCTGCTGTTGAACCTAAGTACATGGGAATGACAGGCGCCGAAACTAAAATGTATAATGTATTAGATGTTGAAAGGGCTGGTGATTTTATTGGAGTATGCGAGGGTGAGATAGATACAATTACTGTATCTTCTTTAATTGGTATTCCATGCGTTGGAGTTCCTGGTGCTAACAGTTGGAAGAAACACTACACACGACTACTTGCAGACTTTGAAAGAATTTTTGTATTTGCAGATGGAGACCAACCAGGTAAAGAGTTTGCAACAAGTCTTGCTAGGGAACTACCAGTAACTACTATTCAGTTGCCTGATGGGCATGATGTTAATTCGATGTTTGTGTTGGAAGGTGCATCATACTTCCATAAGAAAATAGGTTTCAATGAAATTTAAAAAGATACCTAAGTGCAAGATATGTGGTCAACAATTTGACAATATTTTTGAGGCTACAGACCATCTGCTAGATGATATTGGTAGTGAACCATTTGACCCTAAGTTAATACTTCCTAGCGGGTATCAATTAATGATAGGCTCTCTATTGAGATGTCTTTATGATTATGCAGATAAACCTGAGAACATTAGAGAGATTACTCAATCTACTTACGCCACATTATATGCAGCCGAAACTAATCCTGGTAAAATGAAACGTTTTATTGAAGACATGATAATACATGAACATATGTCTTCCTTCGACCAGGACCTAGTAAGTTTATTAGAAGAAGAGACCAACAATGAAGAAGATGGAGAGTGATGAAATATGGCAGATTATAACCCACTTGGAAACGCAAGGTTTCCATATAACCAAGACGCAGATAGAGCAGAAATCACTCATTTTGACGCTCAAAATACCACTTTTGAGTACCATGTCGGAAAGACCTATCAAGAATTATTAGATTTATTACTATCTAAACATAGGGATTACGGCGCAAAGAATATTGCTGATGCACCAGGTGGTGCTATCAATGGACTGCGTGTTCGTATGCATGATAAGTTGGCACGAATTAATAATTTAGTTGATAATAAAAAAAGTCCAGAGCATGAGTCATTTGAAGATTCATTCAAGGATATGGCTAACTATGCAATCATAGGATTGCTAGTACTGAGAGGAGAATGGGACAAATGAAAATATTTGGACCTTACAAGGGCAGTAAACAAAATGGTGGTCGTCCAATCTACGTTATTAAACGTAAGAAAAAAGATGGCTCTACTGAAACTACATCTACCAATAAAGCACGTCTTGATTACAAGAAGGCTACTGGCAAGAAGTTAAAACGCAACCAAGAAGTAGACCATATTGATAACAAAGGTCGTAAGGGCAACGATAAAATATCCAACCTACGAGTTCTATCTAAGAAAAAGAACGTAGGCTTAGAGAATAAGAGACGAGCCAAAAAGAAATGAAAACTATTGTTTGCATATCAGACCTCCAAGTACCGTACCACGATGCAGAAGCCGTGAAAGCAATTGCTAAGTTTATCAAGGCATACCAACCTGACACCGTAGTATCTTGCGGAGATGAAATGGATATGCAGACTATTAGTAAATGGAGTAAGGGCACCGAGTTAGAGTTTGAGCGTTCTATTGGACGTGACAGAGACACTACTCGTCAAGTTCTTTATGACTTAACTATTGAGCATATGATTCGCAGTAATCATACAGATAGATTATTTAATACAGTTGCAATGAGGGCACCAGGATTACTTGGCTTACCTGAGTTGCAATTAGAAAATTTCTTAGGGCTTGATGAGTTAGAGATTAAATATCACAAAGACCCTTATGAACTGGCTCCCGGTTGGTTGTTAATGCATGGTGATGAAGGCAACGTACAACCTACTGCTGGTGCTACCGCACTTGGATTAGCAAAGCGTTCAGGCATGTCTGTAGTGTGTGGACACACGCATCGTATGGGCTTGACACATCATACTCAAACATATCGTGGCGGTAAGCCTAAGACTATATGGGGTATGGAACTGGGCAATTTAATGAACTATGCTAGTGCTAAATATATTAAGGCTGGATTGTTTACGTGGCAACAAGGTTTTGGTATTTTGCATGTTGATGGCAAAACTGTTGTGCCTCAATTAGTACCTATCGTAAATAGGTCTTTTACTGTGGAAGGCAAGACTTGGAAATGGTAATGGACTGGACTAGCATTGAGAAGTGGGATTACATTGTAATTGCTGTTGCCTCTGAGTATCATAAAAAATATTCAATGGTTGAACTCGATGACATAAAGCAATCCCTATATCAATGGTTTGTAGAACATCCTAATAAATTAAAAGAGTGGGAAGCCATAGGCGAAAAAGATGCTAAGAATCTTATCTATCGTTCACTTCGTAATGATGCATTAGATTATTGTCAGAAGTGGAAAGCCAAATCATTAGGTTATGAAGCGTCAGATTCGTTTTTCTATGAGCCTGAAATTGTTGAGGCTTTACTGCCTGGTGTGCTTCGTGGTGAGTTTGGTGTGTCTCATAAGTTAAATCTTGCTGGTCCTTCAAGACCTCCAGCACCTGCCGAAGGCGGCAACTTAATGATTATGATGATTGAAATAGATAAGGCGTACAATAAACTCAGCACAGAGGATAGAACTGTACTGTTTTATAAGTACGCCGAATCTATGGAGTATGGCGAAATCGCTACAGAGATGAGTATAAGTAGCGAGGATGCTGTTCGCATGCGCCATAATCGTGCTATCAAGAAACTCATAACTAGAATCGGTGGATTCCGACCTTGGTTAGACAGAGATTCTGGAGATGAAATATCCGAGCAGCCAGACGAGATTGTAGAAAGCGACAAGCCCGAAGATAAAGATGAACGGAACGAGGACAGCGATACTGAAAGTGAATAGATTTTTCAGATAGGGTACTCCTGTTCCATATAATTCTTGTATGCTTCTCCAGCCCTATCAAACTCTTCGTTCTTGACCCTCTTGTAATTGATTAACTGTGCTGGTGTAATTAGATGTCCCTTGGATTGATTTGGTGGTTGCTTATTCTCTATTGGTCTACCATAGTCCCTAACTACATTTATTAAATGGTCTATTGGTGTTATGATTACATTGTTATCCAATATGAAAGCCCAATGAGTAGCCTTGCTTATTGCTAAACCTGATGGCTCCCATTGTCCACTTCCTTGATAGAAACAAGACTCTTCAATAAATAGATTACCTGTCTCTATCCAGCGTCTATCTGTCTTAACTTCTACTGTATCCATACGTAATAGGTCGGCAAGTTTACTCTCGCCTAACTCACCATCACGTAAGTCTAAGTCCCAATTAGAATTTTTCATTATCCTCCTGTCGAATAGAATCCAGTCCCCTTCAATTTGAATGGAACCGCATTGATTACTCGTGTTGTTGGTTTGGTGCAATATTGACAATTAGGTACTTCATCTCTCTTGTCAACATGTCTATAATGTTCCTCTGACGTACTACAAGCATCACATTTATACTCATAGTTAGGCATTAGTACCACCTATTCTTTTGCCAGAATTTCCAAGCCATGCATGGAGTCCCGTATCGATGGGTGATATAAGCGAGTCCTCGGTCAATCTGCATTGGTGGGTTTGTGTCGGGTGAAAGCCCTAATATTTGAGGGATGCCACCAGCATTCTTACCCATGACCTTAACTTTATTATAGGCTTCCGGTCTCCAATTAGATTCCTTGGTCCATAATTTATCTAAACATTCCCATTGATGTTGTTGCCACGCTACTAAACTATCTTTAGCATAGTTTTTACTATCCTCAATAGTCCACTCACGCTTGGTTTCTTTTTCTATGTTGCTAGTTGGTACAAGGTGTAATAAAGTTATAAATATAACTAATAACAATATTAATCTTTTCCTCATATTTCACCGCCTTATTCGTTGCCCTAGTTTATTTCTTAAAGCATATGCCTTGGTGACCGCTTCACCACTACTAGTTCTTGGAGTGATTCCAACCATCTCTAATCTTTCATATGGCATAGTTCCTCCCCATATTCCGAAAGGT